GGAGAAGTCTACGATTTCAACAAAAAAGAGAAAGTTAAAACTCAATGTGTACAAATCTACTCTAAAGCGATGGATGGACAGTTCGGAGTATTTGGCAATATTAATCCACAGAAACTCGAAAGAGAGGTAAATGAAGAGTTACCTTTTTAAACCTAAAAATGAATATTTAGTTAAAGATCCTAACCTAAATGTTCACTTTAAAATAATAAATGGTGTACGCTACTGGCTTACACCACCTCCTTCTGGTTATCAAAAATGAGTAAGAGTCCAAATCCTTCAATATTAAAATTACGCAAACTAAAAGAAATAAGACGAAAAAATTTAGAGAAAAATTTTATTGAAATACAAATGAAAGGTCAGGACCATTATGTTTTTATAAAAGAAAATGGCAAGGCTCAAGTTGTTTATACTGAAGGTCGTTGGATTTCAGAACACATAAGAACTGCAATTCTTAAATACAATTATGAAATAGATAAGATAGATAAATTATTAATTAGAGATTTTACTGATGAAGAGCTTAATGAATATGAAAAAACTTCTTAATAGGATTAGTAGGCTTTTCTTTTCTAATTTCTTTTACAACAGCATTTGCTTCTAGTTCTATCAATCTATTTAACATAGAAGCCATAAATATATCCTGGTCAAATTTTTTTCTAACAAGATGAGTACAAAATCTTTTTAAATTATCTAAATCATTTACCTTCATAATTTCTCTACATTGCATTTCAACTTCTAATTCCATTTCTGGAGGTGCTGGTTCTATGTTGATGTTGAGAAATTTAGTTATTTTCATTGAAGATTTGTAGATGATCCTGGAAACATTCTAGATTCAATAAAAGCCACTGCTTGGTCGTCTATCGAGTTGTCTGTCTGTTTAGCTATAGCCTTTAACAGATCAATAATTAATCTCTTCATTGCTTTGGATTTTATAAAGACTAGAAGAATAGGTTTTAGAATTTTTACCATCGTTTTTATGTGTTACTTTCCAAACATAGCTACTTTGCTAGTATTAGACAAGAATCTTTACTTTTATGCCTGAAGAAAAAGAAGAAAAGGAAGGTATTGAATGGGGTGAAATCTTTGGTCACGCTATTCGATTTATGATTTTGACCTGGAGTTTATCAATGATGACTTTGGGGTAC